GTTACTGGTTCTGATGAACTGTATGCTAATTGGTTGTAAGTTGCTGCCTGAAGGTAACAACCATATAGTTCCCATGTTTCAAGAACAGTAGGTGCTAAATTTCCGTTACCACCGTCTAGAATTTCAATATTAGTTTGGAACTTGTAATCTTGACCAACTGCGGCTGATGCTTGTTCAACGAAGTCAAATTGCTTCTGTAACTGCTGACCTACTGCTTTAGATACTGAGCCTGACGCATCATCACGAATGTTGATGCTAAGATTGGCCCAAGAGTGCTTACCAGCAAGCTTAATGGTTGAGTTGTAGACCGGTAATACAACGTCTGCGAATGAAACGCTAGGACGACCGCAGTCAATAACTTGCTTTGTCAACTGTAGTCCGCTTGAAGTGTCAACACCAAAATTCAGAAAGTTAACTCTGAAACGGTATTGTAACTTAGGCATCAATAGACCTTGATTGCCTCCGGCGTTATCTGACGCTACGGTCATGTTAAACAATGATTGTGAGGCTGTTGCCATTTTTATATTCTCCTGTTATATCTATTTATCTGTAAAGTTGAGTACCCCCTTCGGGGTACTCACTTTAATTATTATCCACTAATCTCGCCAGTGTTGAAGATTCGTACTGGGACGTAGATGAATTCGATTGCCTTAACAGGTTCGATTGCAACGTCAATCCAAAGTTCGTTTCTGTCGATACGTGCTGGAGTATTGTTGGACTCGTCGCATACAACTAAGTAGTCATAAACGCCTCGTTTTGCCACCAAGTCAACTAGTAATGTTTGAACAACACCAGTGATTTGCTGTCTTGTATATGCATCGTTTGGTTCGAATACGAACGGTCTTGCGGCGATTGTCAACTGTCTACGAATGTAAGCAATCAAACGTGCAACGTTGATTCTATCAAGCGCAGATTGTGAGTTGAAACTTGCCTTATTACCGTAGTTCAACAGTCCGTTACCAGTGAAGAACACCAATGGATTAATCTGATTGGTGTATAGCACGTCACGAATGCCTAAACGTGTCTTGATTGTGATGAACTCGCCTGTAGTACTATCGATGTAACCAATATTAGTTGCGTTGTCGATGATACCGCGACGTGTACCTGCTGGTGCTAACCAAGGATAAGCAACAGTGTCGTTTCTCAAGAATGTTCTAATCATCATGTGTGACGCTGGAACAGCGACTAAGTTACCTGACAAGTCTGGTGCAATACCACTTGGGTAGAATAGACCCATGTATGTACTGCGTGATACTAGACCTTCTTCACCAGTTGAGGTTGCACCTGCGGCGTTAGTTGCCCACGCTTGAATTGCAGTTGCATCGTCTGCTAGACGCATTGGTGTGTCACCAATGATGAATGCAGTTTCGCCTCTGTCTGCGTTCAGAGTAATCATGTTAGGCTGTAGTTCAGGGTAGTTAGGTGCTGCCATCATGTTGAAAGCATTATCTTCGTCACGAATTGCTGTGTTAGTGTCAATTGCCGCTCTCATTGCCTTAACGACCATTGCTCTTTGTGCCTTACGACCCATGAATGGTGAACCATTAGACTGTAGACCACTTGCTGATACCCATGCATCCTTCTGAGTTGGAAGAACTTCATCTGGGAATCTATCGTTATTGAAATAGTTTACAGCATACTGCTTGACGTTGTATCCTGAACGACGTGTATTGAACAACAACATACCTACTGGGTATAGAGCCGCATCCGGAGCATCTAGGTCAAGATAGTTGCTTGACAATAGACTTGCGATGCTTGGGATTGGGTCATTCGCTGGATTTGTTGTGCCGTTAGGTGCCCAACGTGCATCAGCGAACAAGATACCAGATGGACTTGTTTGGTCAGTGTTATCAATACGAACCCACTTATCAACACCATTGACTAGCTGCCAACGATTGATGACTGGATAGTTTTCTAAGTCGCTAGTATCAATCCACAAGTCACCGTATACAAGTGCAGTACCATCAGATTGAGTAGAAGGCACGCTAGCACTTACAATAGGACCATTAGGGTCGGTTGCATTTACGCCAGTTGGGATTGGCAAACCATTGAAGTCATAGTTGGTGTTCTTGTAGCCGCGCCATCCGTTTGATGTTCTTACCATGATATCTACTTGGTCAACTACTGAGTAGAACCAGTTAGTACCATTAGCAGGAGCAGAGACTGGTGCACCTTCGTTTGCTGTCATAGAGAATTCTCTCCAGTTTGACAACTGCACTGTGTATGCAGGTACTGCTTCACCGGATTTGTAAGTTAAAGAAGTTACAGCGCCTGCGCCGTCTACTGAAGTAACGATGACCGTCAAGTCATTTGCAGGTGATGCGCCACCTAAGTCTGCACCGCTAAATGTTACTTGGTCGCCGACTGCGTATCCTGAACCAGCGTTAACAAATGCCGCTCCCAAAACACTATACTCTTGATAGTTATTGATTACATTGACTTGCAAGCTAGTTCCCACACCAGTTGTTGAAGCCTGAGATACGTTAAAACTAACTATATTGAATGGACCTTCTTTAACACCATCAGTTGAACCAATGACGAAACCTGCTTCTGCCATTATGCCGTTACTGACACCATTGACATAATCGTTTACAATGATTACGCCACCTTGAGTATGTACCAATTGAATTTCACCACTGTCAAGTACTGACGCACTTGTGAATGGGATGCCTGCACCTTGCCATGCAGTTACGAAATCTACTGCATCAGAACTGTCTGCTAAGTTAACAGTGTAAACTGAACTTAGTGAAGAACTTCCTGGAACTGAAACTTGCACAGTGAAAGTATATGGACCATTGTTAAACAATGGATTAGAAATAGAACCTGTAACTACAGTTGGGCCTTCAGCGATGCGTTCCCAGTAATATACTGGGCTTTGATAATATTGTTTATCAAAAGAGTATTGTGTGTAGATTGTTCCGGCTGGAATTGCTTTACCACCAGTTGAATCTTGTGAATTAATGGCAGCCCAGTCGCTAACTGCATAGTTAGTTGTCTTAGGAACCCAAACTGCGTTTAGATTGTCCCATACAGAAATAACTGGATTTAGACCATTGCCAGCAGTACCAACCTTAACCCACACTGAACCAGTTGGTCTTGGTATATTTTGTCCTTGAGACCATAATGGTTGTTGCGCAGATGTGCCGAAATAAATGTCTGGTTGATAATAAAGTTCTGAGTCAATACCTAAGTCAGCCAATAATGTACCTGTACCTGAAAGTGTCAAATAATATGGATAATTTACTGCGGAGCCGCCTGTCTGTGAAGAATAAATCACCAACTTACCGCCGATTACGTCAGCAGACAAGTATGTATATCCTAATCCATTGATAGCCGCTGCCACTCCAGTCACGGTGTTGTCAGGAGAGTTAGGTACTGTAATATCTACGTTCACTATGCCACTCATATCAATAGTGAGTATTTCACCTGGAGTTAGTGTTGGGTTAGAATTTGAAGCCTGAATAGTTGGCCATGATTTTAACCAATCACTTGAGCCAATCGCTACCCACTGATTAGAAGGGTCTTTATAGAAAATTTGTTTTCCGGTTGATGCACTTGGATAATCATATGATGGGATGGCAATTACTGCATAGTCACCGATGTTACCGATGTTTTGTACCGGTGCACCGCTTGAAACTAATGCACTGTCACTAATGACGATTGGTGACTTCAGTACGAACTGACCAGTTGTCTGATTAAATTCGTTGATGCCCCATGTTGAATTTACTGTGTCTAGCCAGTATGTGCCATCTTGTGGATTACCAGTTGGACGACCTGTTTGACCTACTAAACTTGCTAAGTCAACGTCAGCACGTAAGCAGTAAACAGTGTTAGTTACACCGAGTGCTGAGTATGCTGCCAATAGACCATACTCGTTCAATTCGTAACCCTGAATTGGGGTACCGTTTGAAGTTGTATAGAAGAATGGGTTACCATACAATGATACTAAGTCGCGCTGACTTGTAACTCTAAAGAGTTTGCCTGCGTTTGCGGCAGTAGTACCTGCTGCAACTCTAGTGGATGTAGGGTCTGCTTTGTTCTGTGCTGTTGCTAGCAAAATGAACGGGATTGAGTTTGTTGGCGCTGGAAGATATTGACTTTCATCAATTACTGTTACTTCTACGCCTGGAGATACTAGTGCCATGTTTTATTTTCCTTATGTAATATTGTGAGGTTTACCACCTGATTTCTATCTTTA